GGGTGACGTTTGAAAACGGCGACACAGTTTCACCGCCTACCGCTGGCGTCCATGGGATCGAACGGCTTGTTCCTGTTATTGATGTAACGGTGGACAACTCGAAAACCACACGCACCAAATCGGCAACGGTTGAAACGGTAGAGGCAGACCGCGTTCTACGCACGGAAACTGTTTCAGACATGGCTATTAAAGATATCCGTGCAGGTATGGTTGTTTCTAAAATGCAAGGTGTGATTGCACTAGGTGAGTCCAATTGGGCTAAGGTGATGGAATTTCACAAGAACAGCGCCACTCACATTCAGCGGGCGGTTATCGACAGCGCCGTGGATTGGCAACGTACTAGTGAAGACCTTAAGTTTATTGCCTATCTGATAGGGTTTGACGATGACCAGATGGATGAATTATTTGCCGTCGCGATGCTGAAGGCTTGACGGTTCGTTTTCCCCACTGTCCGCCCTGATCGGGTTGGCGCTATCTGTCACAATTTGGTGCAGTCAGACAAATAGCAGATGAAAGCCAAGTCACAGTGGAAAGGCGCACATGACTTGCTCCATAACAACCCCCAAGTAACGCATTAAACAACAATGAATAGGTTTACAACAGATGGTAACGGAATCTAATCACCAACCCTTGAGTAAGCCTAAGGCTAAAAAGACCCTTGGTGTAACCTCTAGTACAACTGCCACTGGTGTATTTAAGTCTGGTGACTTTCTACCTGAGTTACGCGGTAGTAGAGCTATTGCTAAGTATCGTGAGATGCGTGATAACTCAGCAGTCATTGGTGCAGTATTATACGCAGTTGAGCAAGTCCTACGAGATGTCGAGCTTAATGTGGTTCCTGCTGATAAGTCCGATGCTGCTATCTCTGACGCTAAGTTTGTTGAGGAGTGCCTAGATGACATGGAACACTCACTAGATGACCATGTGTCAGAGGCTGTTAGCTTCCTATGGATGGGCTTCTCATGGTTTGAGGTAGTATACAAGCGTCGTGGTGGGCTAGAAACTAAAGATGTCAAGAAACGCTCTAAGTATAGCGATGGACGTATTGGTGTGCGTAAGCTAGTATCCCGTGCCCCTTGGACAATCTCTAAATTTGCAGTAGAGGCAAAGACAGGTAAAATCCTTGGTGTACATCAAAGAGAGTCTGCTTATAGTGGTCGTAACAGCGATAGTCTTATTCCATCAAACAAAAGTATTTACTATAGGACTACCGCAATTGATGGAGACCCATCTGGACGATCAATCCTACGGAATGCTTACACGAGTTATACTTATCTTACTAATCTCCAATCTATTGAAGCTATTGCTGTAGAGCGTGAGATGCACGGTATTCCTATCGGACGTATCCCTGCTGAATACCTAGCTGCTGATGCTACAGAAGGTCAAGTTGCCGTAAGAAACCAAATGGAGAAGATGTTATCTGACCTAAAGCTTAATGCTCAAGGTTATGCGTTGCTACCCTCGGATTTGCTACTGGATCGAGAGGGCAAGTCAACTGGTGGTGTAGCTGCTAGGCTAGTAGACGTTGAACTGATGACCTCACAAGGTAATCGTAATATCGACATCGGACCAATCATTGATAGATACCAGCATGACATTGCTCGTAGTGTCCTCTCTGAGTTTCTCATGCTTGGTACTAATGGTGGTTCATATGCTCTTAGTAAGTCTAAGACTGACTTATTCCTACGTGCCCTAGAAAGCTACATTAATACAGTTGCTGACGTGCTCAACAAACAGCTTGTAGAACCTCTTTGGGAACTTAACGGATTACCCGTAGAGACTATGCCTAAGATTAAAGCTGGGGATGTTGCCCCACATGATCTTAAGGAGCTTGGGTCTTACCTCCGCAATCTTAATGGTGCAAACATTGATCTCTCTGATGAGCCTGACGTTATTAACGCCCTATTACATAATGCTGAGTTGCCACAGGTGGACCCAGATCGCATTATGGCTAAGGCAGAAGAACGCAAGGAACTAGAGAAGTCTAAGGTTGCTGCTAAGGCTGTGCCTAAAGAGGAAGAATAACAAATGAATAAACTCAACCATCTATCCACGCTAATCCTTAATACACCTTTGCTGTGTACACCAGATTACGCTGAGACCCTCTGTGCAGTCCTCTCAGAGCGTATTGGAGTTCTAGGCGAGGGTATGTACCAACAGGACAAGGATGCCTCTCAGAGAAGCTCTATGGCAGTCTCAGACAGTACGAGGGTCATCCCTATTGTAGGGTCTATGACACACAGGTCTACAGGTATTGAGGCTATGTCCGGTATGACATCATATGCTGCTCTACAGACTCAAGTAGAGGATGCCATGAGTGACAAGAGTGTCAAGAACATCCTCTTGGATATCGACTCAGGTGGTGGTCAAGTGGCTGGTGCCTTTGATTTTAGAGATTACCTTATGGAGCAACGCGGGCGAAAGCCTATTGTCTCTATCGCAAGGGATACTATGGCCTCCGCTGCATACCTAATTGGGTCAGCCACAGATAAGGTCTACACGACACAAACTGGGTCTGTTGGTTCCATTGGTGTTGTCGCTATGCACGTGGATAACTCGGAAGCTAATGCCAAAGCTGGTGTTAAGCCTACTTTTATTTACGCTGGTGACTATAAGACCGCTGGCAACCCCAATGCCCCACTTGAGGGTGAGGCCCTTAGCTATCTTCAAGAGTCAGTCAATGACTCATATGAAATGTTTATTAGTGCTGTAGCGGAAGCTAGAGACATTACACCAGATGCAGTTCGCGCTACAGAAGCTCGGATGTATGGGGGGCAAAAGGCTGTCGATCAAGGACTGGCCGATGGCGTATCTACTTTAGAGATAGCCCTTACCGAACTCGCAACGTCAGCCCCGCGAGTTTATCAATCTATGTCAATCACAAACAAGGAAACCCTTATGACACCTGAGGAAATTGAAAAGCTACAGGCTGATCTTGCTGTTGCAACAACTGCTAATGAATCGCTCCGTGCATGTATTATAGAAGAAGGATACAGCATTACTGTTGAAGGTCTTTCCAAAGAGGAAGCATCGGTTGCTGAGTTTATCGAAGTAGCTGGTACTATGGTAGACAAAGCCTCCCTCCCTGCTGAAGTGGTTACAGCTCTAGAGACAGCATTTGCTGATAAGCTGGACGCTACTCTCACAGAGCAAGCCAACCGTGACCTCCCTAACTTCGCAATGGATGATGCTAAGGCACTCCTGAAGCTGGTAGGCTCCGACGAAACAACCATGACTGCACTTAAGTCTGCTGATGCTGCTATCGGGAAACTGATGGAAGAAACAGGTTCTACAGATGTAGATGGTCAAATGACTACTGCTCAAGATAAGCTTGACGCACTAATCACAAATGAAATTGCTGATGCAGGTCTGACAGGATCAAAGAGTATTGCTCGTGCGAAAGCTATGACCAATGTTCTGAAGACTGCTGAAGGTAAAGCACTAGAAGCGCAAGCTCGTAAGGATAAAGTATAATGCCATATAATAACATTGACGGCCAAGTAGAAACATACATCGCTGGTGCGGACCTCACAGGTTCTATCTACCTCTTTGTCAAAATGGATGGAGCTGGTGTAGAAGTCTGTGGTGATGGTGAGGCTGCTGTTGGTGTCCTCTGGAATAGCCCAGCAGATACCACAGCAGCTTCAGTTGTACGTGGTGGTGACCCTTGGGTTTACGCTGGTACTGCACTTGCCGCTGGTATCGACATTGCTTCAGATGCTACTGGTAAGGCTGTAGTAGCTGCCTCTGGTGACATCATCCTTGGTACTACTCGTGCAGCAGCAGCCGCTGGTGATGACTTGGTTCAAATCAACTTCTTCCAAGGTGGCAACGCAGCAGCGTAAACCATACTAATAAGGAAATACATTAATGGCTTATAATAACACCCCTAGTGCTGTTCACCTCGATGAGGTACTCACTAACCTAACACTGTCTTACGTGACAGAACAAAACTTCATTGCGGATAAGATTTTTCCAGCAGTAGAAGTCCAGAAAGTATCGGATAAATTCTACAAGTTTGATCCTGATGAGGAGAACCGTGAAGGCGACGTACAAAAGCTCGCACCACGTACCAGCCCCCCTAAGATTGAGACAGGCTCTGATACGGATACATACTTTGCAGAAGTCTATGGTTTGGCTGCTGACTGGGACACACAGACTTTGGCTAACGCCGATGACGTTCTCGAAGTTCGTATGCGTAAAATCCGTAATGTCATGAATAAGATGCTCATGCAGAAAGACCGTGACTTCCTTAACACGTTCTTCACCGCTGGTGTATGGTCTGAAGACCTTGCTGGTACTACGGACTTCGTGAAGTGGTCTGATGGTGCTTCTGTACCAATTGATAACATGCGTACATGGAAGCGTGACTTCCAACTGCGTAACTACGGTATCAAGGCTAACAAGGTGCTCATTCCTCAGCGTACTATTGATGCATTGATGTCTAACACGCAAATCTTGGGTCGTATTAACGGTGGTGCAACTATTGCTAACCCAGCAATGATTGACATGACATTGCTTGCTAACATCTTTGGTGTTGAAGAAGTAGTCGTTATGGATGCAGTATCTAACACAGCTAAAGAAGGTGCTGCTGGTACCCCTGAGTTTATGGCTGGTGACTCTCTCTTGCTCACATACTCCCCATCTAGTGCAGGTCTCGATATGGCTGCATCAGGTTTGACCTTTGCATACAACTCCATTGAAGGTGTCTCCTACGGTATCTCAGTAGAATCATTCACGGATGATGCTCTCCAGCGTAAAGGTGTAGCTGAGGAAGTACAGGCGAAGATGGCTTATGACATGAAGGTGGTTGGCCCATCGCTCGGCACGTTTGTCAATGACGTTCTGTAAGTGAACTAAGGTGTCCGAAGGGTGTAAGTATTCTTCGGACACTTACATAAGATTAACCCGACAACAAATTAGGACTATACAAATGCCCGAACAGTACAAAGACTTACAAGATAGTATGCCTGTGTTTGTCAAATCTTTTGACGGTATTATCTGGAATGGTAAACAATATAAAGCTGGCAAAGAGTTCCCTTGGAAAACTATTGGTGTGACTTTTGATCAAGCTAGGGTCATGTTTGTAAACCATCAAATCTTCCATAGTGATGAACTAACGGTAGAACATAAGGTAGGCGACGGGCTAGACGCTATGACTATTGAGCAACTACATTATCTTGTGGAAGGTTTCAATGTTAAAGTCAAGGCCAACGCTAAAGATAACAAGATGAAATACGCTAAAGAGAAGTGTAAGTTTTCTCAGGTTGTATCTAAGCAGCGTGGGCTTATCCGCACATGGCGTAGTAACTTTGGCTACCTAGAGAACTAATATTAAAATCAAAGGGATTACCTAATGACTGCTACTTATGATCCAACAGACCTAGATAAGGATACTGCCACTGGTAGAGTTAATGTCGTTAGGTTTCTCTTAGGTGATACTGATGTTGCTTACCCTGAAGTACAAGATGAGGAGATTACGTTTACACTAGCTTCAGCATCTAATGCTGTATACCTAGCAGCCTCCTTGTGTGCATCAGCTATTTCATCAAAGTACGCAGGTTATACTGATACAGAGATTGATGGGATTCTATCATCTGATTATGGTTCTTTGGCAGGTAGCTTTAGTGAACTATCTGTACAGCTTAAGCAAGAGGGCAACAGGCAAGATGGTGGATCACTAGGTATCTTCCTAGGTGGTATGCCAGTGTCCCCTGACAAAGGTTACACATTCTTCCGTAGGCAATTTGAAGACCCAGCCTATAAGAACTTAACTGATGTTTAGGGAGAAAGACCTAGCTAGGCTAGTGAAAGATCATGGTGAAAGCCTCAGTCTCCTCTCAAGCACTAACTCTGGTACCTATAATCCCCAGACAGGTGCAGTAGATGGTTCTACCACAACACCAGTTACATTCAGAGGATATATCTTTAGTAGTGAGGCTGGTATAACTAATACCTCACAAGTCGTAGGATCAGACCGCAGATGCTTTATACCCAAGAGTCAACTACCTAATAATATACCCTCTGACAAAGATAAGATATCTAATGATGAGATACTGATGGTTAGGACAATCAAGAGCAATGGTGTCGTAATGTGTTACATCTGTCACCTAAAGGATTAACCTATGTCAAACCAGATGACTATTAACACTAGTTTCTTCGATAAACTACAGGTATTAGAAGACCAAGTTGAAGAAAAGCTAGAGGATGTTATGCAGAACCTTGCTAGTTTGGCTGTAAGTTACTCTCCGGTTGACACAGGTGCTTATGTTACCTCTTTTTCTCTAGTACCTAACAATGGTGGCGGAGGTAGATCAAGAAAGTCAGACAACAAACCTAAAGGGCAGAATGAGCAAACTATGAGAGACCAAGGCTATTCCCAAATGATGGAAGACTTAGCGGGAATAAACCTGAGAGAAACTACTAGTATTGCAATAAGAAACAGAAGTCCACATGCAAATAACGTAGAGGACGGTGGACCAAACTGGCGCAGAGATGGGTACCATGTGTTTAGGAAGTTAAGGAATGAATCCTAATGACTAGTATATATGACGACATTAGGGCTACTCTAGAGACCCACCTAAGCACGATGACTGATGTACCCTCCATAAGCTACGAGAACGTATCGTATGAGCCTCCTGAAGGTGCTGACTGGTGTAAGACACAGCTACTCCCGACTAGACGTAGGCCAGCTTGCAGAGGTACCGACCCTAAGCAAAAATACGAGGGTGTCTTTACAGTTTTCTGTTATTCTCCTGAAGGCTTAGGTCCAAGCAGGTGTGACGATCTAGCTGACAAAGTAATAGTACACTTCGATGCCACTACGGACATTGTTCACCCGACAGACTCTACCATAGTGGTATCAGTAAACTATGCTGAGAGATCACAGGGTATTAATGCCCAACCATATTATTATGTGCCTGTTGACATTAGCTGGTACTATTACTCTTAACTAAGGATAACCTCACATGCCTATCTCACAGAACAGTCGCGCCTCCCTCGCTACCGTAGTTGAATCTACCTTCGGTACAACCCCAAGCACACCTACGCTAATCACCCTACCTTTCGCTACACATTCCCTTGATGATACACGTCAGACATTGGGTGGTACGGACATTCGTGGTGATGAGATGGAACGCTTCTTGCGCCTAGGTGATGTAACCGTTGCTGGTGATATCACTGGTGACTTCCGTAAGGGTGACTATGATACCCTACTAGAAAGTGTTATGCGAGGGGAATGGGCTACTAACGTACTTAAGGTTGGCACCACACCTAAGTTTATGACCATTGAAGAAACTGCTGCTGACATTGATCAGTTCCGTCAGTTCAAAGGTATGACTGCTAACACTATGAACATTGCGGTAACCAGTGGTTCCTCTACACCAGTACAAGTTACATTCGGTATGATGGGTCGTGAGGTTACACAGTCTGCTACTACTGTAGCAACTACGCTTACTGCTGCATCATCCAACAGTCCATTCGACCACCACTCAGGCGACTTCGCATTGGGCAACGTAGGTAGCTCCAGTACTGCATGTGTAACTGCCATTAGCTTTGACGTAGCACGTAACTACGAGACAACCTTCTGTGTAGGCGACCCTTTGACTAAATCTATGGTCTCAGGTAATGCTGCTATCACTGGTACATTTACAGCGTACTGCTGGCACGTTACACAGGTGAAACTCTTACTGAGCTTGAGTTGTCAGTTGACGATGAGACAGGGGCTAACCCATACACCTTCTTGTTTCCATCGGTTAAGTTCACAGGCGCTCCAGTCCCTGTCTCAGGTCCAACTGGTGCCCGTATGGTAGAGATTCCTTTCACAGCACTTTATAATGCTACTGAGGGTAGTAACTTAGTTATCACTCGCACAGCATAAGAAATCCCTTTAACTAGGGTTAGTTGCTTGTGCCTTCGTCGGGTGGGCGCAAGCAACGCTATTGACTGATACCCGATAACTTATAACATAACCACATAGGAAACCCGACAATGGCTGATCTAGCAAACATCAAAAGTAACATTAAAGAAGAAGTAGTAGTAACACTCAAGCTTGGCAAGGATGATATCCTTAACGAACCTAAGGGGGATGCTGAGGCTACCCCTATGACTATTACACTTAGTGGCCCTAATTCTAAGGCTTCTCAGGAAGTAGCTTTCGATATCCAAGATGAGGCTATTGCTAAGTATAAGGCTGACCCAAAAAGTCAAGAGATTAGTTCCCGTAAGATGTTTGAACTACGTGTAGACCGTGTAGCACGTAATACAACTGGATGGAACATTACACTAGATGGTAAGTCACCTAAGTTTACTCTCGATGCTGTCAAGGCTTTTTACAATGAGTATAAGATGTTCTTTTATCAGGTGGAGGAGGCCCTAGAGATTGAGTCGGGTTTTACTCTGGCCTAACTCAACAGATGTGTACTTGGGCGGAGCATAGGTTTCGCCTAAGTAAGACTGATGATAAAGGCACAACGGTACGGGAACACTTGGAACAGGTAGAGAGGCAGCTAGGACGTAAGCCAGCAGAACTAGAGGAGCCTAATGAGCTTCCATCTGTTGTAACTTATCTCTGGGCTGTCTTTTGTCGTTTAAGCAATAGAAGAACAAGTAATGACTCAGGTGTTAACCCTATTTCATTCATAGAGATTAAGGCTTGGAAGGATTTACTAGAGGTTAAGACACAACCTTGGGAGATCGAAGCCATACTAAAGTTAGATGAAGTTTACCTTAGGGTGACCAGAGAGAAATAGAGAATATAACATGAGCAGTTTTGACCTAGTAGTCTCCTACCCCACACTTAAGGCAGCTAATGCTGCGCTTGAGAGGCTTGGGGTAACTGCGAGCAAGTCTGCTAAGGTTACTACTAAAGCTTTTAGGGCTATGCAGACGGAGTTCGCACGTAACCTCCGCGAAGTTAATAACCAGATAACAACGTCTCAAAGGCTTGAGACACAAAAGCGAAAGGAAGCTCAAGCTGCTGTTGCTGCGGCTACTAAGGCTGCTAATGCTACTAAGGCTCAGGCCAGAGAACTTGAGAGATTGGCTATGAAGTATAAACCTTTGTACGCTGCATCTAAGGGGTATGAGAGAGCTTTAGAAGAAGTTGAGATTGCCTATCAGACAGGCACTATTAGTTCTCGTCAATACGCTGCCTCATTAGAACAAGTTAACCAAAGGTTTGTTCGTGTGCAAGCGGGTGCGGACACTTGGTCTAACCAAATTGTACAAGGCTCACGTAGGGCTGGCAGAGCAATGAATAGCTCTGGTATGGCTATGCAACAGCTAGGTTACCAAGTGGGTGACTTCGCAGTTCAAGTGCAATCTGGTCAATCTGCTTTAGTCGCCTTCTCCCAACAGGGTACTCAGCTTGTAGGTATTTTACCTATGATTAGTAGTCAGCTAGGTATTAGTACTAGAACTGCTTTAGGTTTATCCGTGGGCCTTGGTATTGGTATACCTGTTGTTACATCTCTAGCTGGGGTACTGTTTGGCTTAGGTAAAGAGGCAAAAAGCACTGGTAGTAAAATAGAGGAGACAACTGCTAAACTTGATGAGTATATATCTCTTGTAGAGTCACAAGATGGGTACGGTGGAGAAGGCTTCTCAGCTCTAAGGGCCGAACTAGAAAATACTTCTAGGGCATACGATGATCTTATAGGTATTGCTAAATTAAACGCTTTCAAAGCTATAACAGACTCTTTAGATGAGATAACCTCTGCTGCTGCTAACACAAACTATATACTAGGTGAGATAGGAGAAGGCGGCAATCTTTTAGGCATTGAAACTCAACTTCAAGGTAATATAACTAGCTTCAAAGATAACAGAGAACAAGTTAGGCTTTTCCTCGGTGAGCTAGAAAACTTAGATAGTGCTGTAACCTTAGATGAACAGTACAAAGCAGCTTTACAGCTTTCCTCCGCCTTTAGTAAGGTTGTTGGGGACGCAGAGGGTATGGATGAAGAACAGCTAACCTTCCATACTAACCTCCTTGAGAACATCTATAGGATGGAGCTTATGGGGGCTGCGGTAAGTGAGGTCACCTCTAATCAGAGGGAAGCAAACGAGTTACTGGAGGCTGGACGTTTAGCCCAAATAGAACGTAATAGGGTTGGCATGGATACCCTACGTGACTTGCAGGATCAAATATCCCTACAAAACACACTAAATGACTCTGGAGAAGACAGTGCAGAATACGTAAGAGCTAGGGCAGAGCAAGAAGCTATTGCCTTAAACTTAAATGAGAAGAATACGGCTGAGTACATAAGGCTTACTCTAGCTTTAAGACTGCTATTACTTCAGCCGCACAACTGGCAAAGAATCTGTGGTCTGCTGCCACTGCAATGGCTACAGCTAAACAGACCCAAGCAGATTCCGCTGGTAGAGGCAGAGGAAGCTCACAAGGTAACACTGTTGGGGTACCTGAGGATGGGTATGGATTTAGAACACAACTTGCTAACCTAGCTTTTACTCCTTCTAATGATAACACTGGTTCTTCAGGTGTCTCATCTGGCGGCGGGGGCGGTGGTAGTTCCTCAAGAGTTGATCCACAAAAGACTCTCCTGCAACTACAGGCACAAGCTATTGCTGTAGCTGAACTAGCGGCTAACCTAACGACAGAAGGTGACATACTACGTGAGATACAGTCCCTAGAGAAAGACCTAGGAGATACACGTGACCAATACTCGGATGAGGCCATTAGGCAATCTGCTGAGTTTATTGTAGCTGAGGAACAAAAGAGAGATGCTATTGCAGCCACACAAAAGCAGCAGGAAGACCTAGCGAAGTCTATTGCCAACACTATGGGTAATAGCCTAATGTCTGTAGTAGATGGCACTAAGTCTGTTGAGGAAGCCTTCAAGGAGATGGCAGCTAGTATTATCAAGCAACTCTTTGAGGTTCTAGTTGTGCAGAGACTTGTGGCTAACCTTACTGCTACCTTAGGCGGTGGCGGAGGTGGTACTAACCTTATCACAGGTATTGTTGGGGCTGTCACTGGCAGTGCAGATGGTAATGTCCTTGGTAGTGGTAATGTTATCCCATTTGCTACTGGTGGTGTAGTATCATCGGCTATCATGTTCCCTATGGCTGGCAATAAGACTGGTCTCATGGGTGAAGCTGGGCCTGAGGCTATCATGCCTTTGTCTAGGGGTTCTGATGGTAAGCTAGGTGTTAAGTCTAGTGGGTCTAATGACACAGGTGATGTCAATATCTACCAGACATTCTCCTTTGCTGCTAATGGTGACGAGAGTGTTAAGAAGCTTATATCACAAGCTGCGCCTGAGATTGCCAAGATGACTAAGGCTTCCATGATAAACGATAGACGCAGGGGCGGTGCTACAAAACAAGCCTTTGGTTAAACACTGTAACACTAAGGAATAACTATGAGTCTGACGTATCCATTAGCTCTACCAACAACTATTGGTTTCGAGAGTATTGAGATCAGAGCAGTTAATGCTGTAGCTATTTCTCAGTCTCCATTCACGTTTAAGCAACAGGCTATCTCTCATGGGGGGGAGAAGTGGGAAGCATCCATTAGTATCCCCCCTATAGGACGTGACTTAGCGGCACCTTGGAAAGCCTTTCTATTGGGACTCAAAGGTCAGGTTGGTACGTTCCTCCTGAGCGACCCTGATTACGCCACTGCCCAAGGGGATGTATCCTCATGTACTCTCTCAGGGACTGCTGGTGATAACACTGTAACTGTCACTATGACTGGCACACTAAAGGCTGGTGACTACATCCAACTAGGTACAGGTGCTTCATCTAGGTTACATCAGGTGCTAGTGGACCTCACTGGGGATGGGTCTCTTGAAATATGGCCCGCACTAAGGGCTACCTACACAGATGCTACAGTGGTATATGAGAACGCCAAGGGTGTTTTTAGGCTATCATCTGGTGTCACATCATACTCGATTAACAATCAATCAAACTATGGTATATCTTTTGAAGCTGTAGAAGCTATATAGGAATATTAAATGTCAAGAGACCTAACAGCAGATACCATAACAGATATATCTGAGGATAGTGTATTCCCTTTCTTCGCTGTTGAACTTGGGTTTGATGGTGACAACGTACTTCGTATGTGGAATGGCATAGGTACGCTAACGCTATCCAATGGTACTGAGTGGGCTGGTGCTGGTAACTTCCTTGATGTATCGTCTATTGAAGAAACAGCAGAGATGGCCGTCAAAGGTGCGACACTTACGTTAAGCGGTATACCATCAGAGATTCTCTCCCTTGCATTAACAGAGCCTTACCAAGGGCGCGTATGTAAGATTTACTTTGGCACATTGACAGGTAATGACCAGAGTACAGCAGAAGATAACTTTAACGAGATATTCACAGGTTATATGGACCAGATGAATATAGACGATGGGCCTAAGACATCTACTATTGAACTCACAGTTGAGAACAAGCTAATTGACCTAGAGAGGCCTAGGGTGGCTAGGTTTACATCTGCATACCAGAAGGGTCTATATCCTAATGACAAGGGATTAGACTTCCTAGAGGATATGCAGGATAAGCCTTTGACATGGGGCAAGAAGACACCTAAGAATACTTAACCCGATGAGGATACAATGGCTAAACTTACATATCAGCAGGAGTTTCTATCTAGTGTACAGGATGAATGTCAATACCTAACAGAGTTACACTGGGAAGACATAGCACTTAACAAGGATAACATTAAGTTAAACCCTGACTGGGACGCATACTATGCTATGGAAGCCACAGGTAACCTTAAGATATTTACCGCTAGGTCTGGTAGTATTCTCGTGGGTTACTTCGTCGTAGTGTCTACACATAATATTCACTACAAAGATCACATGTTTGCTAGTAATGACATTATATATCTACACAAGGATCACCGCAAGGGTTTCGCAGGTATTAGACTTATTAAGTTTGCGGAGAAATGCCTAAGAGATGATGGTGTATCAGTTCTAACAATTAACACTAAAGTTCACCAGCCCTTTGATAAGGTGCTTGAGAGACTAGGGTTCAATCTTATTGAGCGTGTCTACTCTAAATACCTAGGAGGGTAATACTAATGGCTTTGACGGGTACTTTTATCACTGCCTTAGCTGGTGCAGGTACTGCTGCTGCTGGTGTTACTGCTGCTGCTTTTAGTACGTGGATTGTCGGCGGTAGTATTGTCTCAAGTCTATTAACCTCATTGGCAGTCAGCGCATTACTAGGGGCATTGGCACCTAAGCCTAGTGCTAGTACAGGTGGCCCCAGAGGATACCAGACTAACACAAGTGGCACTGCACTAGATCATCCAGTTATCTATGGTGAGGTACGTGTTGGTGGCGTAATACTATTTGATGAGACTACAGGGTCTAGCAATAAAATCCTACACAGGATTATTGGTGTAGCTGGGCATGAGATAGACTCCTTTGGAGATGTCTATGTTGATGATGAGATTGTAACTATTGATGGAAGTGGCAATGTAACGTCCCCCTCTAGATATAACGGTAGACTTACAATTAATTTTCACGATGGGTCTCCTGACCAAACTGCTGATGCTGACCTAGTGGCTGAGTCTAACAAGTGGACTAATGATCATAGGCTCCGTGGTATTGCGTATATGTATGTCCGTATGGAGTATCATGAGGATGCTTTCCCTAATGGTATTCCTGTGTTCACTTGCCTTGTCAAAGGTAAGAAGTTGTATAACCCAGTGACAGGTACTACTGCTTGGTCAGATAACCCAGCGTTATGCCTGAGGGATTACATATCTACAGCAGGGTATGGCCTTGGTGAAGATGTAGTTAACATTGATGATACTTTGGTGGCCTCCGCTATTACTGTGTGTGCCCAAACTAACACTAATGCTGGTACCACCAGATACACTTGCAATGGTACATTCACTACGTCTACTACCCCGTATGACATGATTACATCCTTGCTAACATCTATGGGGGGTTCCCTGTGGTACTCCCAAGGTAAATGGCGTATGAAACCTGCCTACTGGACTACACCAGTGATGGACCTTACTGAAGATGACCTACGTTCTAACATAGGTGTATC